ACGAACACCGCGTTCTACGCGCCGTACCCGATGCGGCCGACATACCAGGGGGAGAGAGCCATCCGTGTGAGCAAGCGCTCGTACAACGGACTCCCAACTGAGGGGTCCTCTGATGAGCCAGCAGCAATGGACCTCGCCCACCAGGTCGCGGTGTCCGTTCGCAGGCAGCTTGAGGTACACTACGGGCGCGAGGGTATGGAAGGCGTTGATAGGTGGGTGCGCAGGCAGCGGGTACAGCGGCCGTACTTGACCACGCTCATTGGGCGTGCGAAGGACGACTGCTACACAACGGAGAAGTATGATACCATGATGGTCAGGTTCTACACAGTCTGGCCCCGCCCGCTGCTCATGGTCATACAACAGGCGAGCCAGCCTCTAGCCGACGCGGCACAGAGTGCGCTCGAGGATGCGGGGCTCCACAGCATGTGCGGAGTCTCACTCGCACACGGGGGCGCTGAGAGGGTGGTCAACACGCTGCAGGAGCAGCTTGAGACGGAGGGCTTCGCCTTCCTCGTGATGGGGGACGACTCATGGGTCGTGCTCCAGATCGAGTGGAAGGGGGAGCCTCTCGTCGTCATGCTTGCTCTTGACTGCAGTGCGTTTGACCTCACCCAGCGCGGTCTTGTGCGGGAGGAGCTACTAGTGGCCATTGCGAAGCAGATGGAGCTGTTCGATGGTGTGTCGGCGGGCCTTTGGCTCAGCCTGATGCGCGAGAGAGACGTTGTCGTCATGCAAAGCCTGGTCGAGACGATGAAGGACGGGGGCCCAAGCGGCGGCCCCTGCCAGAGTGAGATCAACAGTGGACTGATGAGTATCGGGATCCGTAGGGGAGTGAGCGCGGTGACGCGTGAAGCGTTCTCGGACACATCAGGAACAGGGGACGGTGGGTCGAGGAGGCCCCCGTCGGTGCGCATTCGTGCCATTTTTGAGGAGGCGATGAAGGGCCTCGGGTTTGTCGTGAAGGTGGAGCAGTACTACGAGAGCAGAGAGCTGCAGATCAAGGAGATTCTCCGAGAGAAGCCGTTCCTGTTCTTGGGGTATTACTTCCACGTGATCGGAGACACCGTCGCCCCTTTTTGCGACCTCAAGAGGACCCTGGCCACAACAGCCTACCCATCAGGGGGCGCTATCAAGGACAAGAGAGTGTTCAACGTGCTCGAAGCGTACCGCATCGGAGGCGCAGTCATCAGCATGGGGGTCCCGCCCCTAGAGCTGTCGGCCGCCTACGAGGCGATGCGCGCAGACGCAATCACCACCTTGCGTGCGCTCATCATGGATGGAAAGGAGGTTGATCTCGAGGAGTACCCCGACTACTCAGCGGGGGGAGTCCTCTGGCCGTACGTCCCAACGTCACTGCTCGGCGTGCACAACGCCCTCCTCAAGCGCCCGGAGCAGCTCTGGCTCATGGCGCCGCCGCCCCCTCCCCTCCCTGAGTCTAGTCCGCTCATGGAGGTAATGGACGCCTTCAACTGGGGCGACCAAATGGACCAGGAAGACCGCGCTGAGGCGGAGCTTCTCGGGGGGAACAGGCCAGACGGGAGCGTCCCTGATCCTCGTCCGAGGGCTCTTGAGTCCCTAGCGCAGCCGATCGAACCCGGCCGGGGGGTGACACCCGGCAGTCACGGCAGACCCCCTCCACAAGCAGCAAGGAGGGAGGGGGTCTCCCGCCCGAGTCCACATGTGCTCAGTCAAGCTCGCGTGCGGGTCCCTGTTCTGTCTAACGCCGAGCTCGTAGCCCAGGCCTTTGAGGAGGCCGAGGCTGACGAGACGGGGGAGGCAGAGGAGGTGTACTACGACGAGTTCTTTCCGGGCTCTGAGGACGG